TTTCTCCTATTGATTGTAATGTTTTATGTGGCTTTAATTGTTTTAGTATTGTGCAGTATAAACTTCTTATTTCAACTGTGTTTTTCTTTCTTGTTTTTATGTTTATATCTTCGCCTGTTTCTTGTAGTATTATTTCTTTTAATCTTTCTGTTATTTCCATTTTATTTATCTTTTACAAATGTTCCGTCAATCATTTTACCTGTTCTTTTGTTTATAATACTATATGCGCTTAATATACAATCTTCTATATTATATCCTGCTAATTTAGATAGGTTAGTTAATACTACAACACAATCTCCAATTGCATCTATAATCTCTTCTTTGTCATTATTTAATAATGCTTTTGCTAATTCACCTGCTTCTTCTTGTAGTTTTATATATTGTGTCTTTACATCTCCTTTGTCAAATATTCCTTTTTGTTCTGCCCAAGTTCTAATATTAGTAAATATTTCTAATTCAGTTGTTTTACCAGCGTTTAAATAATTTAATAAAGCTTCTACATATATAAATCTTTCTTTGTTATGTTGAGAACTTGCATTGTTTTGTAAAATCCAATTAATTGTTTTGTTATCAAACTCTATGTGTTCTCCGTTTAATAGTTCAACTAACATAGGGAATTTATATCCTGTTAATTTTTGGTCTTCTGTTCCTTTAAAAGTTAATGTTCTTTCTGTAATGTGTACCATTTTGTTCATTTTTAATTTGTTTATAGTTAATTGTAAGTATGAATTTTTATCTTGTTTATAATTCATTTTGTTTTGAAAATATATTTCTAATTTAGAAGCTTCTTTAATACTATCAGTAGTTGCTAGTATTTCATAATCTTTATATCCTTGAATTTGTTCTACACGTCTTTTTAAATTATTTGTGCAGCCTATCTTAATTCCTTTAATATGATATATGTAATACATAGTTATACGGCCACTTTAGCCGTTATTTTTGGCCCACATTTATAATTTATTAATTCTAAAATTTCATTATTATATTTATATTTAGGCAAATTAAATATTGGTTGTGCTAAATATTCTTTAATAGATTCAATTTGATTTTTATAAATGTGAGCATCTATTATTTGTACTTCTAATTTGTTCGCTTTTAAATTTGTTTTTAAAGCAATAAATAATAATATTTTAGAAAATAAAGCAATATCGTATGGTATTCCAAGAAATAAATCGCCCGACCTTTGAACAACAAACATATTTAGCTTTTTATTTTTATCAACATAAAATTGAAAATATAAATAACAAGGTGGTAATGCCATTTTATTTAATTGAAGTGGATTCCATAAAGAAATAATATGTCTTCTACTGTCTTTATTATCTTTTAAAGACGTTATTAAAGCTTTTAATTGATTTATATTATTACCATTATAGTTTAACATTTGATAACCATATACAGGGCCTAAATCTCCTAATTCATTTGCCCATTCATTCCATATTGTTACATTAGCATCTTGAAATCTTTTAATATTTGTTTCGCCGTTTATAAACCAATCAAATTCAGTATCAAATATTTTTTTATATATTTTTCTACCTGTTATTATAGGGAACGTTTTAGATATATTTATTTTTAATGATTGATTAAATAAAGAATAACTACCAACTCCTGTGCGGTCATCTCTTTTAATGCCATTCGTTAAACAATTTTTTAATATTGTTTTATATTGTTTTTCAAAATTACTCATTTTTATTATTATTTGAGTTATTTAAAGCTGCAATATAACCAACACAATCCAACATTGTATCTTCTTTTATATTATAGGCCATACGACTTATTTTTAACGAAATCATACACTTATAAAAGTCCTCTTTTGTTATATTTTTATTACATAATATTGATGCAACAGAAGCCGCATTTTGCATTGACTCATCAAATGGCCCGTACATACGTTCTTTTTCTTCTGAACGTAAATTAATAATCTTGTTTGCTTCTTCTAAAATATTCATTTGTTTTTTGTTTTTAATTAATATTATGTAAATTTACTATTTATTTTTAATATATACAAATAATTAACAAGTTTTTAACTTTAATAAGTTCCAACATTCAATATATCTTTGCTTTGCTTTTCCTTTGTGTATTTCTTTAAAAAGTTGGTATATCTTTTTAGTATATTCATATTTAGTTTTGCATTCTGCTAAATACTTTTCTGCATATTTTTTACCATATCCTTTGCAGTAGTTTACATTGTCAGCAGTATCGCCAATAATCATTTGTTCATAAAAATTATACAAAGATTCTTCTTCTGATATATCATAAATTACTTTATGCTTTGCGTGATAATTATACATCAAACAAGGAAATTGTTTATAATCTTTATCTATTGAAACTATTATAACATTGTCCCTTCCTATTTCATTAGATAATTCAAACCAGTATTTAGCTACAATATCATCTGTTTCACAACCGTAACCCCAAATAGAATTATATTGTTCTTTTACAAATGTATGCATTTCATTTAACAAAGGTGGTAGATTATTGTAATCTCTATTTGCTTTATACTTTGGTGAAATATACTTTCTAAAGTTTCCTTTGCTTCCTGAAAATGTTTTGACCTCATTTATTTCGTAAAAATCTTCCAAGTGATTTATAATACTCATAAACACTTCATCAAATTTAGCTATTGAATCTTCTATGTTATGGTGGAATCCATCATCTTCTATTGTTTCTCTTTTCTTATAGCAGCTTGAAAATATCAAACTATCTGCGTCAAATAGTACTATCATTAATTTACGTTTTGATTGTTAATTATTAACTTTAAAATATGATTGTAAACTCTTAATTCACGTTCTGTACTGTTAATTATTACAGTTAAATGTTCGTCGCTTATTAAACTTTTACCGCTTATTAAATCATTAACTGCTTGGTGTAATTCTCTATCCAATCCCATTACTTTAGATTGTATTTTTATTAATGCTAATTCATTCATTATTTTATTCTTATTTTATCTAAATTTGACATTGTTTCATCGTAATTTAATACTTGTTTTACTACTTCATCATAAGCATCTGATTCATTCCATTCTTCTATTAATGCTTCTGCTACTTGTGTAAGTTTATTTCTTACATAAACATTTTCTGATAAGTTTGATAACTCAATACAGTTACTTAATGTTTCAATAATTTCTTGCTTTGTCATAATGTTTGTTTTAAATTGTTATACAAATATAAACAAGTTTTTAACACAAAATACATTTTAACAAATATTTAACATAAAAAAAAGCAACCATTTCTGATTGCTTAATCCCCCGTTATTAAATTAATCGTAAATGTAAGACCTACCGCTAGTTCTTTTTTGATAACTTTTGATTAATTATTTTTCTGTATACTTCATTAACTGATTCTTTATTGTTTCCTCTTTTCCAGTTAAAGTCTATTATTCTATTTATTCTTTGTAATGGTGATTGTTTACTTTTCATATGTCTTTAGTTTTTCAAGATATAAAATCATATCCATTGCTTCTTCCTGAGCGTGTTGCAACCATTCTAAGCGTGTTAAATCTGTTCTATCTAATGTTGTGTTATATTTATTTATTCCTACTTCAGAACGTTGTTTAAATTGTTCTATAACTGATTCTACTATTGTATCTTTTTTATTTGGCAATTCAAAATTATTCCAATTACCAAAACCTTCTTCTGAAAAATGTTTGCTCATTGTTTTTTATTTGTTAAATCTTTTTGAGTGTTGTGTGTAAAGTTCCATTGTTTTTTTTAATGCATCGTATTCTGTAAATTCTAAATCTTGTACATTATCTTTTAAAGTATGCACTTGTAATCTATTTGATATTTGAAATTTAACTACTTTGTATTTCTTTGAATTTAATATTGGCTGTATAACATAAGCTAAATCATTCTTATGACAAATATAACTACATTGCAATTCTTCATCTGTTGGAATATATTTTTCTATTTGTTTTTTTGCCATTAGTCTAATTTTAAAAACTCAGTTTCACCATACGTTTTAAACCATTCTTTGTTTTCTTTATATTTATCAATTACTGCATTTATAAATACTAACTCATCTATTGAACTTGTTTGTAGTTTCTTAACAATTGATTCAATACTATTTAAAATGTTTGTAGTTGTTTCTGGGTCTGTATTGTAAATTATACTATATTCTTTTCTTACTGTTTCTTCTAAGTCTTTATTTAAACTATTTATTTTGTGTTTAATTTGTTGCTTATACTGTTGTGTAAAAAATAATGATTCATTTGATTCAAGTAATAATTGACTTAATATTACTGATTTTAAATATTCTTGTTGTATTACGTTTATTTCCATTGTTTTGCTTTTGTTATTTCTAAATATGCTACTTCTTTTTCTACTTTATTGGTATTATAAAAATGTGTTGTTGCTGGGTTCTTAAAGTTTATTTCCCATTCAGGTATTATTATGTTTAAATTAAAACTAAATATTCCTTTTGGTGTTGAATTAAAATACATTGGTGTATCTAAATGCTTTTCACATTCATACTTCATTGCATCGTATTTCTTTTTTTCAAGTAATAAAGTAC